ATGGAGTAATGGACGGCCACGAAACCGAGTAGGGGAGGACTACCCGCCCGGGCTCAGAATCTGAGTCAACAAGGTATTGCGTCGTGACCGTCAAAGTGATTTCGTCTCCCGCTGAATCTATTGTTTTTACAGATGTTACGGAGTCAAGGTTTCCAAATGGGATATTGATATAATCATTCCCGGGGAACTGATCCAGATACCCATACCAAGTTTGAGTCACCAGCGCTCGGCCCGTGTATTGTTCAACGTAGGATCTGGCCGCAGTTATCAGGCTGGTCAGAAGGGTGTCCTCTGCTGTCTGGTCTGCATCCATGTGGAGGTGGATCTTCGCTTCCGCAGTGGTAATAGGCTCCTCAGATGGCTGGGTTTTTATTTGGAATCTCATATCACCTCAGATAAAGAATTACGTCTGCTTTTTTTACTGCGCCCATATTGGTCACTGCCAGTGCCAAAACGTCATTTGCCACACACCCCATACTTGCAACCACCGTTGTGGTGGCTGCGTTGCTTAGGTCGGTGCCTTGCCCGGCCAGAATATCGTAACCGTCTTCATCATTAATAGCCACATCAAAGGCGGTAGTGGGCTGGTCGGCCCCTGTGTTTGGGTCAACAACAAGCCGGAGAACTTCGCCGGTGTAGCTTTCGGCGGTGGTGGCGGTGACTGAGCCATCGGTGGCGCTGGTGATGGCGAACTTTACTTTTTTCACCCATGATGCGGATTCTTCTTTTTTTACCACTATGGCATCAGCCATGGTTTACCCCCTTATTCCGCAGTTACGGCAAACGGAACCGTCGCTGCCACACCATTCAGGCCTGTCAAGATATTCCCACACGCCAATGCCAAATTAAAATCATACCCGGCTGTGGTGGTGGCAATGTCGGCTGATGTGATCAGGCGGTTATTAACGCAGGAGAACTTATCCGCATCGTCATCAATAGTTAACCCAGTTGCATGAACAATATTACCGTCAATTAATGGGGTCCAGGATGATGTCATACCAGAACCTGCCACAATACCCTTGGCCGCTGTGCCGAGCATCCGGTTGTTTGTGATTCTCGTTCTTCCCGCCTGGCCGGTGCCAAAAGTGAGGTATGAAGTCACGAAAGTTCCGACAAAATCACAGTCGTTGATAACAAGGAAGGGGCTTGCCGTGGCCTGAACCCCGATGGTCATTGTTCCGGCGTTTCCGTCAAGGGTGCAGCTCTGGAGTTGCAGACCGGACGTTTCGCTGGTGAGGGTAAAGACCGGGGTTGCCGTGGCTACGCCGTTAAACTTGATATTGAAAAAACGGGTTCCGTAGGATTCGCCAACAGGGGCATGGTGTCCGACAATGCCGGGCTGGGTGTTGGCATCATAAGATCCAAGGCCGATCACGTCGCACTTTGTGGGGAATTTGACCAGGGTTTCGGTCAAAGTATCACCCATGACAAAAATTCTATTTCTCCTGGCCCACCATCTGTTTGCTGTAAGCGCAATACTGATATCGCTTGCTGCAATGGCCTCGGCAATGGTTTTGTATGGGGAATCAATAGTCCCTGATCCGGTTGTGGATACATTGCCATCAACAAAATAATCTGATGCGCCGGTGGGGTTTGCAAATTGGATGAAAGAACCGGGTTCCATGGCAAGGGTGCCGCCGGATGCTATTACTGTTTTGTCTCCACCTTCTGTTCGGTAGCATTTTGGTTGGTAATAACTCATTTTTTAATTCTCCGTTGGTTGCCCCCGGGAGATCGCTCCCCCGGAGTATTCATTTAAGAAACGGTTTATGCTTCAGCCGGTGAAATCACAAAAGTTCCGGCCTGAATTGATGCGTGTTCAGACACTGGCAGATGTGTAGCGCCATGCAGAATCACAATGGTGTTTCCATAGGCAATATTGGCAATGGCAGAGGTGAGAACAGCTTGAATATATCTCTCTTTAGGATGGTCAATAGTGATCATCAAAAGAGTATTATTCAGGTCGCCATCAGCCGCGCTGGTTGCTGTGGCTGTGGCCCCCGAAAGCGCCGCCATAGCTCCATCTGCATTGGCAGTGCTTTGTTCGATTGTCATGGTGGCCACCCCAGTATCTACTGAGTCTGTAATGGGCACAATAAATGTGGCCCCGGTGTACCCGCTCATGTCAATGATGTCTGTGTTGCTGTCAGTGCTGCTTGCAGCCGTGATTGCTGCCAGGCATTCCCTGACTTCTTCATCTGTTTGAAAATTCATTTTTTTATCTCCCTTATGCCAGCGTTACGCGGGCAAATGCTTCAGCCATTACCGGCTGCCCATCTGATTCCATCCGGCCAATGTACCCAATTTGACCTGTCTCTGCGTAAAGCTCATTCAAAACTTTAATCCGCATATCCAGAGCATCAGCGATCCAGTAAAAGGAAAGATCGCCCAGAATACCCACATACAGACCGGTAGTAAAAGTGTTCGGTGCATATTCGGACATGGAATATGGCAGTTCAAGGATGGTGTCGGTTTTGTCTCCGAGTCCCTGTTTCCAGATATAATCACCGTTACCGTCTTTAAGCTTTCTGATCATTTTTACAGCGTCACGATGAAAAATCCACTCGGCTGTTTTGTGATACTGTGCTTTCAAGGCATATTTGGTATTAATGAGCCCGTCTGCTTTGATAGTAGTGGTGGTATTATCTGCGGAAACGTCCCGGGAGGTGGGAATACCGTTGTCAGACGCGGTAAAAATTCCCAAAGGCTGACTGGAGCCGGTGCCTGTGAGGAATGCTTTCTCGTGTGTGATTGCGAACTTATATTCAAGCCTGCTTCGTACCAACGAGTCTGCTGACTGCAGTGCTTGCCGGAGGAGTTGCTCAGAAACTTTCACTCTTTTTGCGACAGGTCTGGGCTTCAGAGACCGTTTGCCGAAAGACATAGTGGAATCTTCGCTACCTGTCCCGAGTTCGGTTGTCCAGTCGGCATCGTCCGGGTCTGCTTCAAGTGTCGGCACACCAAGCTCTGTGGCCATAGCTACCGGGATAACCGTTGCTTTTTGACGAATGTAGACCATATCGTCCACACCTTTAATCAGCTTGTTGACAAACTGCTCAGGAGCGACAATATACCCGCCTTCAACGTCTGTGCCTGCTGACAGTGCCCGAACTTCCGTGTTTGACAGGGAACTAACACCGTTGACCAGCGCCCGATTAAAAAGACCCATCCGCTCTTCGGTGTTATCTTCTTGTTCGGGGTCTTTTTTGTCAAACAGTGATTCCCGTTCGTCCAATGCGCGAAGACGTTCAACTTTATCGGCATCACGTTTTTCAGCATCCACGATCTGGGTGGTCAGGTCATCAAAATCCACATCAATCTTTTCGTACTTTTCTGTCTCTTCTGCGGTAAAATCCCGTTTTTCGGTGTCCGCAAGGTCAACAAGCTGGCGTTGCTCAGTTACGAGCAAGGCACGGGCTTCCTTCAATTCGTTGGTCTTCATTATTTATGTCTCCATAATGATTAATTTTTCTTTGATAGCCACTTTTCTTGACAGTTGCGGGTCAATCATCGGATCTTCCGCTTGTTCTTCTTGTTCTTCGCCCTCTGAATCATCGGGATTCTCTCGGGTTTTTTCTTTTTCGAGTGCATCAGCTACAATTTTGACCATCTGGTCATGATTTATGGCTTCATCTTGTGATCTGCCCACACCCACGGTAGGATCCGCCGGCACTGATACAAGAGATGCCTCGTAAGGCATCCAGCGGGTCACTTTGTATGTCTGTTTGTCCTGGTCGTCGGTGGCCTGGATCTGGTAACCGATTGACAAGTTTCTAACAATCCCATTCTTAGTGTCAATCCAGTAATCATTGGCTTCCCGGCGTTCCCCAAATCGCAAGGTTGCTCGGAGTTTCTTGTCAACTATTTTTGGATCTTCAATCAATCCAATGTTGACGCCTCGGTACGTTTCATGGGCTACACAGAGGGGAAGGGGAAACCTTGACAGGTCGATGGCTTCCTTCTCGTGTATCAAAACTTCGTCACCGTCCCACCTATGCACCGGGTGTTCAGATGAGAGTGATACTTCAACTGTCCTTGCCTCTTCATCAACCACGGCACCAATATTGACGGCCCTGGTTAATTTTTCACCAACAATCTTTTTATTCATCGTTCTCTCCTGTCGGGCATCCATGATTTGTTGCCGGTTTTTTCCATGCTTCTTATTTTTTCTTTCAACTGCTGAACCTGTGATTTCAAATATTTAATTTCTTCTTTTAATTTTTTGGGATCTTCGCTCATTTGGTCACCTGGAAACGGTTTTCAAGATCGCTTATCATTTTTTCCGCTTCGTCCTGCGCTTTTGATTCATGCCATCTGTTCATATTATCAAAGAGTGCGTCTGGGTTAGCCGTGTTTAAAACGTAATCAA